TGCCTGTATTCAAGAAGATCTTATCTAAACCAACTGCTTCGTCTGCACCATTAGTACCACCAGCATAGAAGCGAATGTAACCGCCGTTAACATCTGTACCATTATCAATTGCAGTAATGTCACCAGTAGCACCAGTAACAGTAATTGTCTTGTTGACAATATCAATTGCTGACACAACCACTGCGCCTGCTGTATTAAGAGCAGTACCACCAGATGTATAAACATCCAAACCAGCGCCTTCAAGTGGAGTCCATAAACCAGCGGACCATTGTGCTGCAAGGATACTTAATTTTGTTGATGTTGCATTAACATTTGTAGATGTTACAATAGAACCTAAACCTGTTGCTGATTGACCATATAACAAGCCAATTTCAAGTCTGCGACCAAACGATTCCATTGCATCGCTCATAACCAAATCAACCGCATTACGGAATGAATTGACATTATCGGAACGAGCAACTGCTTCGTATGAAAGGCCTGATTGTTCAAGGATAATAAATCCGTCAACTACAGCATTTTGTGTCTTCATAGAAGTTGCTGGGTTAACTGGTGGTGTACCGTTATTCGGACGAGAATAAGTGAAACCTTGTTCCGAACGAACAATAACTGGTTGGTTGTAAGTGTTACCTAAAAGATAGTTACGACCTTTGAATTTGATTGCGCGTGTCAATACGCTTTCGTCTGGGATTAGATTCTCGATTGAATCTGCGTATGCTTGTTTAAATAGACCGTTTAAGTCTGTTGTTGTAGTAGAAGCCATTATAGTTTTCCTTTTAAGATGGCGTTAAAAAGTTAATAAGCACCCTTTGTGCATTATCAACGACTCTACGCATTTCTCTTATCTTAAGGATTAGCCATTAGCGTCCCACTCAATTTGATGAATGTGTAATTTATTACTTGTGTTACTAAGGAAAGTTTACCTTTTCGTCGGGCTTTCCTTATTTTCAAATACTATTTAGCAAATTAATTATTTTTAAAGAAATCTCGGGGAGACATTATCTTTTTATTAGGATCTTTCTTAACAACTGTGTTATTAACAGTGGGTGAAACTTTACCCATATTAGTTGCTTTCTTAACTGAAGACTTTGCAACCTTGCGTGTTATTTCAGTTCCTAAATATGCTTCTAAGTCTTCATCAGATAAACCACCCAACATCGAATTTAAGTCAGCCTTATAATCTTGTTTAACTTGATCAATAACATCTTTTGGTGTTACATTATATCCTGCTGTCAATGCTGATTGCATATAATATATAATTCTACTTACTGTGCGTTCTGTCTTTGGAATACCACTATTCTGCAATACATCTACTATTTCAGATTGAATAGTGTCTGCTTGCTGATCAATTTGTGCTTGCATTTCGCGTTGTTGTTCTTGTTCTTCAGATTGTCGACGATTAGTTTCATGTTGCTCTACTTGTTTTCTGTAGTGACGCAATTCTTTTTGTTCAGGTGATAGCATTGCATCCTGTAATTCTTCATTGATAATCTGTTCTGCAAACTGACGGGCATTACCGCCCAATAGTCGGAATGCTTCTTTAGGATTGTTCTTAAATAATGTAATTACTTGTTCTGCTTCTTTGCGGGAATATGCTGCTTCTTCCATACGCTTAGATGCTGCTTTATTATGAGCATATCCTCTGCGTAATTCATTTTCATCAACTTCCATTTCTTGTCCATCTACATTGACTTTATATAGACGGGCAACTGTTTCTGCTTTAGTTTCACCCGAGACTGAACCCGGAACACCATTTGTATTTGAATCATTGATGTTCTGATTTACTAATTGTTCTGCTATTGGGTTGATATTAACTTCATCCATTTGAGGTTTCCTTATCGTTATGGATGGGGAGCCTTTCGGTTGTCCCCTGTTGTTTTACTACATTATTGACCTGGTAAAGGTGCTCGTTGATTCGTCATTGGATTTACAGGTGCTTGAGCAGGTTGTATATCCTGGGCCATTTGCTGAACTTGTTGGTCCCCCATCGGTGGTTGGTTAGATGGTTGTGTTGCCGCATTGGCAGTAGTGGCACCTGGGCCTGGGCCTCCTTGTCCTTGGTTATTACCCGGTTGCATACCTTGTCCTTGCGGACTATTCAGTGTTGGTTGATTTGTCAACTGTCTGAAATTTTGATATGCTGGATCACTTAACATCTGAATATGTTGTTGGATATGCTGTGCAATAATAGTGAACTGTTGCGGATTAGTTCTAATCATTGGATCACTGGCAACACCTGCATGTTCTTGGATATGTAGCACATGATTATCTGTAAATAACACAGGTATTTGTTTCCCTTCCAATAACATTTCGTTTTCGGAAGCCAAATTCAACAATTCACTAACTGGACCTTGTGTAAGTGGCTCTAATTGGCCAGTTTCAAGTACCATCAAGTATTCTGCTGCATTGGTAATAATTTTATTCTGCAATAAGTCTTGTGCAATGCTAAGTCTACCAGAAACAGTTTTACTTAATGCATTACCTGATTGAACCTGAACCCTACTAATAGAGTCAATATCGCCTTTGTCAAAACTTTGTTGTATAATTCCTTTGTTATGCTTACCTGCAATTTGAATAATGCGGGGACTATCTGCATAATCTTGCATAATTTGTATTGTTGCAGTTCCAACATCTTCTAATAATTGCACATAAGATTGTTGAAGTGGAGCATTAAACTGAATGGCCATACTTTGAACTAATGCTAAAGCACTACCACTCTTAAGACTTGCTTCCGGATTACCCCTGCTAACACTGTTCACACCCGATAATGTTTCCATATCTGATTGTAATTGTGCCATTGCTTTGAATAATCCTTCTGGTGCCGTTGGCATTTCAAGAATACTTGGAACACCTACTGCTGCATTGTAAGAAATAGTTGTAAATCCACTTGACAATGAGTCAGGCATAATATTACCACCAATCGGCAATAATATCTTTGGAATACCATAGTTCTCGTTAATACTTAATATAGTTGTATAGTGAGCATCAATCATTTCTTGTAGTGGCAATAAGTCAGTGCTAACAGATTGGCCAAATGCTGCACCAATTTGATCTGCTGGAGCAATACGATGAATAGGAATATGTTTGTATAACAATATACTATCTGTTAATACTGTTCCATCTGCCAATAGTTTCATCTGTCGGCCATCTGGACAAGCAGGACTCTTTACATGGTAGAATGTCAATACTACAATTTGATCACTTGTCGAATCCCTGTCAATAAAGTTACCAGCAAGATAGTGATTGCGTTCGGTAATTGACCACTGTGTATTAACAATTTCATCTTCTAATTCAGGATATTGTGCTGCAAGATCATATTTGTTTTCATATGTTCTGATAACAACCCATGAACGCTGATTGAAACTCTTTAAGTTTGGATCGCGGACAACATCGACTGGTTCATGACTTTGGTAAAATATATCACCGTCGTGGCGCTTTTCACCTGTGTCAGGATCAACTGCCAATACTTCTCCGCTAAGTGGGTTCCATTGCTCACTTACAAAACCTTCTGTAAATAACAAAGCATTTCGTGTTGCATCATGGAGGTGTCTTTCAACACGCTTTTCACGCATATAGTAGTCAAGAATGCCTTCAGCAATAATAGTTTGCTTTTGTGACTTGCTATCTGAGTTAACAGACTGTGGTTGCCAAGCAGGACGATCTGTAATAGATAATGTCTGCACATGTTCTAATAAGTTTCTAAAGTGATTTACTTTAATTGTTCTGTATTCGTTTTGTTCACCTGACTGAACTGTTTGACCAAGTGTATAACGGTTTGGATTGTATGCGTAGTATAGTCGTCTCCATAGAGTAAACCATCCTTTTGACATACCAAATGTCCAATAGTCGTTGCATCGTAATATTACTTCGTCAGCACAAGTGCGCGTATCGGCGCTTGCCCAGTATTGATTTGTGTTGTTCATTAGTTTTTACCTTTTAATCCCATCGCTAACTTATAGGCATTTAGTTCCTCTTTGATAGAACTGATGCTGCCCCAAGTATTGTTTATTCTTTCGTCGAACTTATTGATTCGTTCTTCAAGAGCCGCGAGAGTGCCTACATCTATAGCAGGCTTCATATTTATGCTATGTGAATATTCTATGTGTTTGTTCACAAGGTATCCTGCTATAGCAGCAATAATAACTAATGCAATTGATATGAATAACATATTAGTCGTTATTCTGTATTGCGTGGAAATAGGATTCACCACACATTCTGCGTAACTTACTAAATGCACTGTCCAAAGTTTCGGGTGCAGTACCTGTTATTGTTGTAACACCATTATCAATTGTTAATGTTTCGATGAAGAAATAATTACGCTTGTCTTTAACAAGTCTATAATAGATTGCTGGGTTAGTTTTAACGGTTGTTTCTTCTACTACTTCTTTCTTTTTAAATACCATTTTCTTTTTCTCCTTTTTTGTCTGCTGATACACATACTACACCTTTACTACTTAAATAATAAATTTTATTTTCAAATATAATGGCATCAATATTAAACATCTCTTTCAACATCTTCTGCATTTCTTCTGCTGATTTTTGTACCATATTATTCCTCGTTTATAAATTTAATACTATCCGCAACTATATTACTCAGGGATACTGGTGTGCCTTCTTCATATAACTTAACACTTAATGCATAAAGTAATGGTTGAAGTGTTTCATATATTTCTTCCAACTCTTGATTCCGTTCTATTAGAAACGAAACTGTGTCTACTGCATCCTGCTTTGCTATAATGTTTTCTACTGATACTGCCATTTTCGGTAATGCCATTAAAATCTCCTTTTGTTTGGATTGTAAAATATATCACGCAAGGATTGTAATACGCTTGCGTCTGGTTGTGTTAATTGTTTGGGCATAACCAAATACTTTGATCTATCAATAATTGAATCTGGTATTGGATCTGTGTCTTCGTCAATGTTTCTTATTAGGTAAACATATGCTGCAAGATGATCGTAGTGACCATAAATCTTACTGCGGGAAAATTCATCACCATTCTTCGACCAATGTGCTGATCGCATACACTTAAACACAAGTTCTGCTTCAGGTGCAAAGTAACATCGGTCATCGAATATCCAGTCTTTAACTTTTTCCACCATTTGTGACTTTAGTTTACCTTTGTCTGTTGCAACGAATGGTAGTTTATGTCTGATTAACATTTCGTTTTGAATAAGAATGTTATTGTTATCACAGAAATAGTTTATACTGCCTTCGTCGTTCCATAATAACTTTGTCTTTGCTTTAATTCCTTCTGCAATTCGACCACCAGTAATACTATCACCATTCAAATCTAATTGGTCTTCCACAATTACTTTCTTTGTCTTGTAATTATAATGTGCAAATATAATGGCAGTCTTATCTCGTCCACCCCAGTCTGCAACAACATATCGTTTCCAGTGTGGGTGAAATGGATTATCTCTATATCTATTATCGGATAATATTAGATTAGGAGGATTCTCAATACTTAATTGCGGTATAACTGCTCTACTTGCATCTGAAATACGGGCACATTCATATTCACGCTTAAATCTATTTGTGTCTCTGCCTTTACATTGGCTTATAATCTTCTGTAATTGCTTTTCAGTTAGGGATTTGTCATCCCATACAGTAAAAGTTGCAATAAGTCCTGCTTCTTCGTGGAAGCGTAATACTTCATAATAGTCGTGATCAATACTTTCGGGTGGAGTTGAACTGAATATTACTTTTCCGCCTGTTGTCTTAGTCATAGGCTCAACTGTAGATAATACGCCATCTTCCAGATTACTCATATAACCTGCTTCATCAAGGAAGATTGTATTTGCTGATCCTCCACGAAGACTTTCATAGTTGTGATTATCAGTTCCTGCCAACCTAATCCTTGAACCATTTGCAAAGTTGAGTGCAGAATCTTTGAAGGTCGGCACTAATTCCTTTGGACAAGTTTTGAATATTGTTCCAAATGTCTTACCATTAACAATTTCATTTACTTGTGACTTGAGTGGGCCGATGAATACAATTGTATGATCAGGGTTTTGCAAACATTCTTCCACTGCAATTAATACTTCTGTAAATGACTTTCCAAACTGTCGGGCACAGTCAATTACAAAACTATTCATATCCGGGTCATCAGACGCCAATACTTCGCGTATCTTATCATAGATAGGGCGTTGATGGGGATACAATATCCAACTGAGTTGTCCTCTATACCATAACTCAGTTATGATTTGGTCCTTAGTTGCTGTCTTTTTCTGCATTAGGTAATTGTGTTTTATATAATACTTCGAGCAAGTTTGATGTATCTATTTCGTTCAGTTCTGAACTACGGACATTTACATTTACTTCATCTCGAACTTTATCTGTTGCCCAAATTTTATCAAGATATAGTTTTGCATTAAGAATATCTTTGTGAAGCGCATCATCTACAATGCTTGCTCTGATTCGTGCTTTGCACTCTGCTGAACCTTTTTGCCAGTTTTCCAACCAATCCAAATTTTGCATAAACTTAGATTCAGAAATATCAAATAATTCTGCTGCATTGGAAATTGTCACACCCATTCGGCCAAGTGCAAATAACATCTCTTTGTTGGGAATACGCATTGGTTGGCCACCTGCTGCTTTATATTCGATAAGTTCATCTAAAGACCAATCGAGTGGGCCGCGCTTCTTAGCACCTTTCTTTGCGGGTGGCCATTTTTCGTCAGCATAATATGGCCGCTGGCCTGCTTTTTGTTCGGGCGTGAGTTTAGTCCCTTTCTTAGGGCCGGGTTTATTTCGTGGGGGTTTATTTGGAATTTCGTCTGACATAAGTTTTCTTTGCGGGCTATAGAAGTTACCGCTGTTGTATCGAGGCTTAATGCTTGTCGATATACTTATTTATCGTCATAAAAATATCCACTTGTTTAGGGTGGATATTCGTCATAGGAGTGACTATCTAATGAAAATGACAATAAACATTATGTAATGTTATTTATCCTTGCATCGTTTGTTCTACTTAATAAGTCGATAAACATATCTATGCTTATTTTTTCAATAGTAGATGGGATAGTTCGCCGAATACCGACGAAAAATTGCCAGGTGCCAGTAACAGTAATAACAAATGCTATGGTTCGGGGAATGTATGTATAATTTGGCTGAATTTTTGTCTTCAAATAATA